GGTTCCGCCTGGCCCTGCTGATGGAAGGCCAGGCTGACGTCTGGGTGGCCGACGAGTTTGGCGCCGTGCTGGATCGCACCACCGCCAAGGCCGTGGCGTTCAGCATGCAGAAGTTCAGCCGCCGGTGTGGCGCCATTCTCGTGCTGGCCACCACCCACAAGGATCTGCGCGCCGAGCTGGCTCCGAACGTCTACATCGACAAGGAATACAAGGCGCGGGTCAAAGTCGAGGTCGCCCGTGACTGAGGCGCTGATCGAGTACGATCGCGACCCCCGGCCCACGTTCAGCGCCATCGACGAAATGTGGGTCGAACGCGGGAACCGGGACGACTGGAACGTCCTTCACGATCTGCACTACAAGGCGGAGGCTCTGCCCGCCGGCAGCCGCTTCTGGCGCTGCGTCGACGGCGACGGCCGCGTGGTGGGCATCGTCTGCTCGTGCTCCCCTGCCCTGCTCCTGGCCCCACGCCACGTCCTGCTGCCCAAGCTCAAGCCCGGCCGGGACACCGCGCTGACCAATCGCTACCGGGCCCAATGGATCAACAAGAACATGCGCCGGGCCGCCCGGATCGTGACCGACACCCTGTACCGCGGCGTCGGCGTGAGCTACCGGATGGTCAACCTGGCCAGCCGGCTTGAGGGCGTGCGTTACATGGAGATCCAGAGCTCCATGAGCAAGTTCAACCCCTTCGACCAGAAAGCCGGGTTTGTGCATGCCCCATTGCAGCGCAGCAGCCACTACGACGCCGGCATCCGATTCTTCCGGGGGTACTTCGACTCCAACCCGCAGGACTACCAGGCGCTGATGGCAGAGTTCGACGCCATGCCGGCCACCCTGCAGGCGCGCACCCTGCAGGCCATGCGCGAGTTCTATTACAGCCACAGCGCCAAGGAGAAGACCGGCCCGAAACTGGGCAAGGGAACCTCTCGCGTGGAAGGCCTCAGCGCCGGCCCGCTGTTCAAGGAGCTCCAGCAGCTGGTGTTCGCCAGCCCGGTATACGGTCTCTACACCAACCCTGACCTGGGCCGCCCGCTACCGGAGCGCCTCCCCTTGAGCGCCTACGACCTGCAGAAGCCCCACGAACCCTTGAGGCTGGATCTGTTGTGAGAATTACCCGTAAGCAAGCCGAAATCCTCAGCCTGGTCTGCCTGGGCAACCGGGCCGAGGGCCATGAGCTGGTGAGCTGGATCGACATGGATCAGCTGGTGAACCGGTTGAGCTATGAGGCCAGCAAGCAGGCCATCCAGTGCTCTATCCGGGTGATGGAGAAACGAGGCCTGGTGGCCCGGGGAGATCAGGAACTCCGGGAGCACCGCCTGCGCCGGGTGGTGAGACCCACCACGCTGGGCGTGGAGATGAATCAACGTCAACTCACCCCGGGAGGCTGACTCAACTAATCCTAGCTTTCCCTTATATTATTAACTTCAAGAACATAATAATTATGTTTTAAGAGTATATATATTTAAGGGAAAACGAGGATTAGTTGAGTCCAAGCAAGGCCCCGGGGGAGTTGTTTCCGAATCAAGGTAAGTAAGTGTTGACTTACCATAAGGATGGAAGTAACTTTGTCCTCGCATAGTCAAGCAAGCAAAGCAGAGCGCCCCGGGCACCGCTTCCCTGTCCAGGCTTCACCCAGCCGCCCCGCCCGGGGGCTCGCTCTTTTCGGAGGTTCTCATGTCTGAGGCCCCGGAAAAGCGCCGCCGTCGCTCCCGTACCGAATGGATCAAGATCGAGGAAAAGTGGGCCTCCGGCGACTACACGCTGGCGCAGCTCATGGACCAGCACAGCATCGCCCGGAACACTCTGACCTCGCACTTCAAGAAGCACGGCATCAAGAAGGGCTCCAAGGCTGAGCGCCACCGCCGCGCCGTTGAGCGCCAGATGGAAACGCGCCAGGTCAAAGCCGCCGAGGAAACGGCGGAGATGATCGCCAAGATCAAGAGCACCAACCTGCAGCAGACCGAGGTTCTCCAGAAGGCCGCGTTTGCCACCGTGATGCGCGCCATGCGCGATAACAAGCCGCTGGAGAGCGTGCACGGCGCCGTGAAAACGATTCACGAGGCGCTCAAGGCCATCAAATGCGGCTACGACGTCCAGGCGAGCATCCTGCACCTGGATCGCGAGCAGTTGGGCGACGACGAGCTGCCCGAGCTGATCATCCACGAGCTGACCGCCGAAGACATTGAGGCCATGCGTGAGCAGCAGCGCCTTGAGAACGACGAGATCGAGGGCGCGCTGGCCGGCCCGGATATCGAAAGCGAAGCCACCTACGATGACGACGACGATATCGTGGAGGAGGGCTAGTGGCGGCTGTCGCGGGTGTAGGCGCGCCCAGCCCTCGCCTCCCGCTGCACCGCGGCCAGGCGGAGGTCTTCCGGGACAGGACCCGCTTCAAGGTGGTGGTCGCCGGCCGGCGCTGGGGAAAGACCCAGCTCGCCAAGACCGAAATGATCAAGGCCGCCGGCAAGCCTCGCCAGAAAATCTGGTACATCGCGCCGACGTACCGGATGGCCAAGCAGATCATGTGGGACGAGCTCAAGGAGGCGGTGCCCCGGGGCTGGATTCACCGCATCCACGAAACCCTCATGCTGATCGAGCTGAAAAACGGGACCCTGCTGGAGTGCAAGGGCGCCGACAAGCCCGACACGCTGCGAGGCGTGGGCCTGACCCTGGTGGTGCTCGACGAGTTCCAGGACATGAAGCCCGACGTCTGGAACAAGGTGCTCCGCCCTACCCTGGCGCGCGATCGCGGCCGGGCCGTGTTCATCGGCACCCCGAAGGGCTACGCCAACATCTACGAGGTGTACCGCAAGGGCCTTACCCCGAACAACGTCTGGAAATCCTGGCAGTTCCCCACCCGGACCAGCCCGTTCATCCCGCTGGAGGAGATCGAGGCCGCCCGGGCAGAAATGGACCCCAAGGATTTCAGGCAGGAGTTCGAGGCCAGCTTCGAGAACATGAGCGGCCGGGTCTACTACGCCTTCGACCGCGAAGTGCACATCAAGCCCTGTCCGTTCAATCCAAGGCTGCCCATCTGGGTCGGCCAGGACTTCAACGTGGACCCTATGTCCACGGTGATCATGCAGCCGCAGCCCAACGGGAACGTCTGGGTGGTCGACGAAATCTTCCTGCGCAACTCCAACACTCTGGAGGTCTGCGAGGAGATCGAGCGGCGCTACTGGCAGTATTCCAAGCAGATCACGATTTACCCCGACCCCGCCTGCGTGAATCGAAGCAGTGCCCGGGGCGAGTCAGACCTGGACATCTTCCGCGAGAAAGGCCTCAACCGGATTCGCTACCGCCGCAAGCACCCCGAGCGCCGGCACCGTTTCAACGCCTTGAACCGGCAGCTGCGTAACGCGCGTGGCGAGGTAAACCTGTTCATCGACCCGTCCGTTCGGAACCTGATCGACTCTCTGGAGCAGACCGTCTACAAGCCAGGCTCCGCGGAGATCGACAAGAGCGCCGGCACCGAGCACATGACGGACGCCATCGGCTACCCGATCGAACTCGAATTCCCCACCCGCAAGGTCAAGATCGGCGGCCTTTCGTTGTGATATGGGGTTGTGCGTGTAAGTAAGTGCTGACATACTATTGGCACATAACGACGGTTTGTGTATGAAACTGAACCCCAACCACAAGCAGCTCCAGGCGCTGGTCAAGCGGCGCCACCCTCTCTACGAGGCCATGAAGCCCCACTGGGATTTCATGGAGCTCTGCTATGAGGGCGGCCGCGCGTGGTTTAAGGACAACATCTTTCAGTATCACAAGGAAGGCGAAGGCGAGTTCAAGAACCGCCAGAAGCGCGCCTACCGGTTTAATCACACCCGTGAAATCGTGGATCTGGTCACGAAGTACCTGTTCCGCGCGGAGATCGCTCGCCGCAAAGACGATACCGACGAGCGCATCACTCAGTTCTGGCAGCGCGCCACCCGCGATGGCCTGTCCATCGACGAGTTCATGCGGGTTGCGGCCACTCGGTCCAGCATCTTCGGCAAGCCCTGGATCGTCGTCGACCGGTCCTCCGTCGGTGAGCCGGCCGCCGGCAGCGCCGCCGGGAAGCGCTCTAAGCGCGACGACCAGCGCTCCGAGACGTATGCGTACCTCGTAGACCCGCAAGACGTGCTGGACTACTCAATGGGCGATGACGGGCGTCTCAGCTGGGTTCTGATTCGTGAGTGGGTTCGCGACGACAACGACCCCCTGGACTCAACCGGCAACGTCGAGCCGCGCTATCGGCTGTGGACCTCCGAAGGCTGGCTGCTTGTGCAGCACAAGCGCGGAAAGGACGGCAAGCCCCTGCAGACGATCGAGTACGTCGATTCCGGGGATTACGACCTGGGCGAGCCGCCGGTGATTCCGGCCAACAACATGATCAGCAACGACCCGTGGACTACCCCAGCGCTGATCGCCGACATCGCCTACCTGGACCGAGCCGTCACGAATTACCTGTCCAACCTCGACGCCATCATTCAGGACCAGACGTTCAGCCAGCTGGCAATGCCGGCCCAGGGTCTGCTCCCCGGTGACGACGAGTACAAGAAGTTGCTGGAGATGGGAACTAAGCGAGTGTTCCTGTACGACGGCGAAGGCGGCGGAGCGCCGTCCTATCTGTCCCCTGACCCCCGACAGGCCCACCTGGTCCTGGAAGTGGTCAAGCAGATCATCAGCGAAATCTACCACTCCGTCGGGCTCGCCGGCGAGCGCACCAAACAGGACAACAGCAAGGGCATCGACAACTCAAGCGGGGTCGCCAAGCAAAACGACTTCGAGCGGGTGAACTCCCTGCTGATCTCCAAGGGTGACGCGATGGAGCTGGTGGAGAACCAGATCGTTCGGCTCGTCTGCCTGTGGAATGGCGTGACAACCCCGGAAACCGACCTCGTCAGCTACGCCGACGACTTCGACGCCCGAGGCCTGTTCGACGAGTTCGATATCAGTTCCAAGCTCTCCCTTATCCAAGCACCGCCCCAGCTCCGCGGCGTCCAGATGAAGCGGATTGTCGAGAAGCTGTTCCCGAACCTCAGCGAAAAGCTGATCGAGGAGCTCAAGGGCAGCGTGGACGAATGGGTGAAGGCGGAGGAACAGGCGCAGGAAGCGCTGCCCGGCACAAGCGATGTTGCC